TTAAAAGTTTAAAAGTGCAACACTCATTAACTGAGGCGTTCGTCCACAAGTGAAACAGACCTTAGCTTTCGGGTCGATGTATGACCAGGCATCTTGGTAGAGCTTCTGCTCTTCTCTCGTGATTTTTCCCGAGTACCGCCCCTGTTCCATCATCGTAATTTGCTCGAGCCTCTCAGCTATAAATAGCAAAATCTCATTTTTGTCCATCGTTAGAATTTTAGCCCAGTCAGGGTCTTGTTTCAAATACTCCGTTATAGTTCGAACCTCCACATCAATCTCTCAAATAACACACTCAGCAAAGGTACGTATAAAAGTGCCTCAGGAGTATGGAAGCAACTCATCGCAACCCCGAACCAAAACGACATACACAGTCGACAGTCCAACGGTTTAAACGATTGGCTTTCGTCCATCCCCATCCAGCTTTTCAGAAGTAGGTCAATTGCGAATACCTCAATCCATAGGTAAGCGGAAACGCTCGCGGATAATGCGCTCAAGATGTATAGCATAGTAATTATCTCTTAGTTGGTCAAGTGCTTTGTTTACGGTGTTTCCTATGGACTTGTAAGGTATGTCTACCTTCTTGCCTACCTTTCGGTAGCTTCCTTCTTCGAGCCATAGTTTCAGGACTTCGCGGTCATACCAATGCAGTTCGTCAATCAGGGTCTCCAAAAGGGCAATGTCGTCCTCTTTCTCCCAGTCGTAATCTTCTCTCTCGTGGTCTACCTTCTTGTGGTTGTGGAGGTCGTATAACTTGGAGAAGCTGGAGCGTTTGCTGGTAGCCATTGTCATCATCGTTCTGACCACGTAGAATCTAAGATAGCCGCCTTCGTTTATCTGTTGCCACTTTTCTTCGGACATCTCCAGCAGAAGAAGAACCACCTCTTGGATAAGGTCATCCGGGCAATTGCATAACTTCTGAGCGAGTTCGTGTAGTTCCTCGTCTTTGAGTAGGTCGATTGCCGCTTGTTCTTTCACGGGCTTAAATGTAGTGATTTTTATTTTAGTGCTTTTCCGAAGGTAACTCCGAACCCTCATCTTCTTTGTTTTCAAGGGTTTCAGAATGTTTTTCGTTTGGTAATTCCGTAGCTTGTTCAACGCAGAATCCACAGGTCTGTTTGTCTTTGTCAACTTCATCAGCAGCTTGTTTAGCATCCATTGCTACTTGCATATCCTCCCATCCTTGCAAGTATGCTTCTCTGAGTGGTTTCAATCTGTCAACGTCAAACTCTGGATGAATTGGAAACAACTCCATCGCCCTAGCTTCTGCTTCTTTTCTTATTTTCATCTTCTCTGATTTAGTGTGCTACTCCGCACTATTCAACTTAATTCTATTTCAATTCGCGATTCGCAATACTAAAAGTACGTTAAACCGCACAACCTGTACTATGAAACATTGCACGATTTCATAGTATGCCGTTGTGCTATCCATTCACAATCTCATCAAACGCTTTGATAGCGGCTTTACGGGCTTCATCGCGGGTTTCAAACCATTTTGTATATTTCCCTGTACCTATTATTGAAGCTCTGTAATGACTGCTTGCTCTGCTTTTTACTATTAACACCTCAATATCCAAGCTATCAGCATAGTCTTGGTAAACTCCGAATTGCATTGATAGGGGTAAATCTCTAAACCAGTTTGTTAAGTAGTATTCTTCCATTTTAACACCACTAAAGTCAATACATTCTAAGTATTGCTGAAACCGTTCTTTATTCTTTCCTGTAAGTTCCATCTTAATCTCTCTTATGTAGTGTAACCTCTGTGCCGTCATCGTTGGTTTTGAAGTTCATAGCTTTTCGTATTTGTCGCCTTTAAGTGTTTTTCCTTTAAATTCTCCGTTCGGATAAAATCTTCCAACCTCACTTGACGCAACTCTAACAGCTTCAATTTCACCAAACCAAACCTTATAAACTTTCCCCTCTTCCCACTCAGCAGCAGCTATCTCTTCGGGCGTGGCGTGGCGAAAGTTAAATCTACCGTAACCTCCGTTAACCTGCCTTACAGAAGTAATCCATTCCACATAGACATATTTAGCATCAATAGAATCTACAATGCAAATATCTCCTGTATTTGCGCTTAATGTACCATTGGTTTCAATAGGCGTTAGATAATCCCCAGCCTTAAACTCAGGCGGGAACAGTTCGTTTAGGATTGACTCCATTTCGGAATAATACTTAGATGGTAGCTTACTTTGAAGCACCCGTTCAACTTCTTCTTTTGTTACTGTCTTTTCCATATCGTTAATTTCAGCAGCCATCTTAACCGCTTCAAATTCAATTTAGCTTGCTGGCTTGCAGCAGAACTTAGCCAAGTGTTTCAGTTTGTAGTTCATTGTTCTGTTATTTGCGTAGGTCTTCTCCTTTCACTCCGATAAAGTTAAACATTTCGTAAATGCGTGATTCGATTCGCTTGCCGTATTTTTATCGCAATCCATGCGCTCGTTCGTGGCAAGCCCAGCATAACACTTTTAGGTCAGAAAGCAACTCGTTTCCGAGCCTTTCGTAGGTCAAGTGATGAACTTGCAGTCTATGCTTGATTCCGCACACTTCGCATTTTGCGCCTCGTTGCTGAAGAACTCGCGTTCTTTTCCTTTGCCATTCATCAGACTGAAGATAGGATTGATACTTGTCCCCAGTCATCGACTGGATTATTTCCTTGATGTGTCTTGGTCGTCCCATTAGAAAGGTGCTTCAAAGTTAGTAGATGGTTTCATAACACTTACAACTTGTTCAGTAGGTTGTTCATATTGCCCTACGTTCTCAAATCGAGTGCATTCGTGCTTGAATCTCATTTCAATGTCTCCGCAAGCACCGTTCCGATTCTTTGCTATTATCACGTATGCAACTCCAAACAGTTCCGCATTGTCCTTGTCATAATACTCAGGTCGGTAGATGAACTCTACAATGTCGGCATCTTGCTCAATTGCGCCTGAATCTCTTAGGTCAGACAGTAGCGGCTTGTGAGTTCCTCCTCTTGTTTCAACCGCTCGTGAAAGCTGAGAAAGACAAACGATAGGAACATTCAAATCTTTTGCCAACATCTTCAAAGCCCTTGATACTTCGCTGACCTCTTGTTCCTTTGACCTTCCAGCAGCCGCCTTGTGGTTAATCAGTTGTAGGTAATCGATGTAAATCGCATCAAGCTGTCCTTTCATCTTTAGCTTTTTGCAACGAGTTCTAATTCCGTTCAGCGTGTAAACGTCATCAACAATTATCAAGTTATCATTTATCAGGTAGTTGACCTCCTCGTTGTATCTATCCCATTGCTCAGGGTCTAACCTTCCACTTCGGATATTGCTCAACGGTATTCCAGTATGAATACTAACAAGTCTCTGCATCAATTGTTCCGCGCTCATCTCCAAGCTGAAGAAGATGACCTTCTTGTTGTCCTCGAAAGCTATGTTCATTGCTTCGCATAGTGCCTGAGCCGTTTTACCCATCGCTGGGCGTGCCGCTTTTATTATCAGGTCTGAATTTTGCCTACCACCGTAAACTCTGTCCAAGTCTTTAAAGCCAGTCTTTAGCCCGGTTATCCCACTCGTTTGGCTTGCCAGTTCCATCTTTTTGGTAACCGATTTAATCAGTTCCATGTTGGTCTGTGTCTTTCCAAAGTCAACCATTGAGACAATTCGCTCCGCCTCGTCCATCAGGTAGTCGTTGGTTTCAAACGGGTCTTGAGTTATGTCTCCAGCACGAGTAACCAAAGACATTCCCAAGTTAGACTGCTCGCGTTTTACCTCATGCTCTTTCAGTAGCTGGCAATGCTCATAAAGTGCAGAGCCTGAATCCATATAGTCAATCAGGTCTGTAATGTTGCAAGGTAGGTCTGTTTGGTTAACCCGTTGCTGAAGTATCACAAGGCTAATCTTACTACCTGATTCGTAGAGTTTTTTGAATACCGTGAAGATGTTCCTAACATCCTCGTCAATGAATGAGTTCTCGTTAATTATCTCGCTTACCTCCACAAACTTGTCAGGGTTTGCAATCAGGCTCCCAAGTACTTGTTTCTCGATGCTCATATCAAATTTGGTTTGTAGCGTTCAACCTTCGGTTCTTTGTTCTGATTTGGAAGGTCAGGGTCTAACCAAGTTCTGTCCTTCAGGTAGTTCAATGGCTTCTTTCTGAACTTTACATCAGGCGTTGAATTTACATACTTTGAAACGTGTTCCAGTATCTTGGCGTGTTCTTCTCGTTCGATGTTCAGCCATTCCCTTTGGCAAGGTATCTTGTCAACTTGCTTACCGTAGGCTTCAAAGAAAGTATCGAAATCGTTACCTATTTGATAAGTATTTTCATTTTCAATTTCATCTTCAGTATGGTTATTGATAGGTTTAGCATTAGGTAAACCACTAGGTTTTGCACTTGCTTTCGGTCTGCCACCTTTTGAACCGTTCTTTCTTCTTGATTCTGAAAACTTAGCTCGTTTTTCAATCTCATCTTCAAGACGTTCGTTAAACCATTTCCCGTCCTTGTCAATGCTAAACTTTGCTTTTAGGTTATCCGAGACGTTACCTACCAAAAACCTAATGGTTTTCTCATCCATCCTTCCAGTCTGGTGCATTACTGATAGGATTGTAATGTACTGACCGCGCTCCTCCATAGTCATTGTCAACGTTCCCGTTATCCAATCTTGCGCGTAAAATAAAAATGCTGGGTCTTTAGCCATAATAAAAGAAAGGGGTTGGCGTTGACTGCGCCCCTCCCGGTCAGCCGCTCAAGTAGCCGCCCGTTTGTTTTAACCCCGTAAAATAGTTTCTTCATTTCTTGAGCATTCAGATAAACGCTTGTCAGGCGTTCATTAGTAAGTAGCAAATATACAAAATTGTGCCACTTGGAAATTATTTTTCTCGTTCGTAGCCAAATGACCACATCACAAAGTCAAGCACTCTAAGCTTCCAGTTCTTCATATCGTTTGTGTATTTTGGTTATTAGAAAGTCGTTGTATTTGATGCCTGAACTTATCTGTTTGACAGAATAAAGAACAGTAGAGTGGTCGCGGTTGAACAACTTGCCTATTTCCATCAGCGTATATCCTAAGCTATGCAGTTGTCTGTAAACTTGGTAGATAGCATATTGACGAGCAACCACGTAGTTTCTTTCACGAGTCTTTGACCTCATCACATTATACGCAACTCCAGTAGACTCTTCGACTTTCGCTAAGACGTCTCTGACCTCTTTGTCAATGTACTTGTCGTAACCAACACCGTTAACCACATTAATAAGATGGTCAACCTCCGCTCCGAAGTAACCTTTGTGCAGTTCCAAGATGTCGGTTAACTCCTTTCTCATTTTGTCGTTTAATCTTACTTGCATCGCCACACGTTTATCTGTTTGCCAAAATCGCCTTCTATCTTTCGCCCAGTCTTCTCGATTAACCCTTTCTTGTGGAGGTTGCTGAATGACCTTCTGATGGAAGTAATCGGAGTCTTTGCCCACTTGTCGGAAGATAACGGCTCCATTATCTGAAAGTGCCGCAGAACTCGCTCAGGTGTTACTCCGAGCTGGTCGTGGTTTCTGAAATAAAGTAGAACAAGTTCGTCCTGACTTTTCGCTTTCTCTTGGGACTTCTTTAACTCTGTCCCTATTTCATTGTTCGTGTTGTAAAACATCAGTTCTGATTTATGTAGTTAATAATTGCTTCCTGTGTTCTTACGCTGACCCTCTCTCCAGCGAAGTAAGCGTAAACTGTTTGAGTTGACAGCCCCGTGTCTTTGGCTATCCGATAAGCGGTTATCTTCTTGGCGTTCGCCTCCGCTATCACTTCGTCAATCTTGACTATTTGAATCATCTTCAATTAAAGTTATTGGTTCTTCTTCTTCTGTCCAGTACTCAATGATAGGTTCATCAAGTGAGTGGTCTATGTAGTAAGTGCGTCCGTCTATCTCAACAAATACGCTCTTCTCGGTGGTTAATTTGATAATCATCTCTCTCCAGCTACCTCCCAAGCTATATCTTCAATGTCATATTCTAACGCCTCCAATACGTCTGTAATGTCCACATCAACACCGTTTATTTTTGTAGTGATGCAGATGTCGTTTACTGAGGCAGAGCAGCCCGGATGACCCGAACCATCAGGGTAATACCTGACCATCGGCTCTTCAGGGTAGTGTGTAAAGCTGACCTCCACTTCAAGGTTAGCAATCCAATGTTTAAAACTTCTTGTTTTCATTGTTCTTGTTTTATCTCGCGTTACGGATGCGCGACCCCCGTTTTGATGGTGCAATATCTAAATAACTTTTGAATATTCAAAACATTTAGGCAAAAAAAACACACTCAGGAAGTTGAGGAAGTTCAGGATTCTAAGGATTTGACCTTCTGTTTATACTCTTGGAGCATCTCATCCAGTTCCCAAGTTGCGAACTTTACCGTAGTTAGACTAAGCTGGTGCATCTCTTCCGCCAACCCTTCGCGCTCTCGGTCAAGGTTCAGCCCGAAGTCGTATTGTCGCCCTTGTTGCATCACGTTGCATCCGTAGCATTGAGGTCTGCAGTTGTCCTCGTTCCATCTCGTAGCGTACCTCGCCCGGCTCATAAAGTGTCCGCATTGTATTTTCTTCCAATGGTAACTTCTGCCGCAAGTATAACACTCGACAAAGCCGTCAAGATTTGCAGCCCTTAACCGAATGAATCGGCTAAAGACTGCATCTAAATCCTTGACAATTTTAGAACGGGAGGTCGCCATCGTCTACGGTTACCGCTTTTGAGGTTACCTCTTGCTTAAGTTTCGGCTCGTAGGTGTCAACGCTTGCGTAGAGTTTACCTTGCGCTGACTGCTTTACTTGAAGTCGAACCTCAAGACCATGCTTGCCTTCCTTTAGGTACTGGTCGTTCTGCTCCAGCCACTTGATTAGCTTGGTCGGGTTGATAACCATATCGGCTTTAATCCAATCAGGAGCGTTCTCGTTCGGTGTGTAGACGTTCAAGCCATCTACAAAAATCACTTTGTTTTCCATTATTTGATGTTTAAAAGGTTACTTGTTTGATATATTCGGTGTACTTATCACCAATAACTATTACTTCGCAATTACCCAAAGGATTCACATACTTTTGACCCTTCTGTTCGACTGTTCGGTAGAACCCGTTACTGATATATTCAACTTCGTTAGAAATGCTTTTGTATTTCGTAGGCGAAACAATATCACCCTCGTAAATTTCGCTACCATTCTTGTCGAAAAGCCCAGTAAACTGACCTATGGTTTCACGCTTTACCAAATGAACGGCATTGCCCTCTGAGGATTGTAACGTGGTTGTAATTTGACAAGCCCCGGAAAGGTAGCCATAAACCCAACGACCGTCTTTAATTCTCTTACCTCTGAATTTAATCGTTCTCATTGCTCCAATAGTTTACGAAGATAATCATTTGCAAACGCTAATCGTTCGCGTAGTTGTTCTTGCATCTCAATGTCGGCTTCTACTCGTATCTCAATCAGTTTAAAGCGTTCGTCCTTGATGCGTGGGTCGAATGAAATAAACCGACAAACTAACGCCCCAGTCGCCATCATTTGCCCTTGCATCTGCCACATATACTTAGGGTCGATGTAACCCTCGAAAGCGG